CTTATTATCACGCCCATCAAATTCATAGGATTTGACATAAAATAATTTATACCGTCTCTAGATGTTATCGCTGACGGATCAGAAGGAACAACAGGATGTTTATTAGAAGGCTGACTAGAAGGTACTAAGGCATGCCACTTATTATCACGCCCATCAAATTCATAGGATACATTATCAACCGTCCGTACCACACCATCAGGTGCCAGACCCAGCTCCTTTTGTATAAAAGGTTGTGCCGGAGTTCCGACATCCTGTGGAGGATCACCGGGTCCCTCACCAGGGAAACCCAGAGTAGAATCAAAAGCATCAGTAAACATAGAAAGTTCAGTTTGTGCTTCAGTACTATTCGGATTGGTTGCAATCCAATTTGCATGATAGGCGGCCTCTTGGTCAGCATCAGATGGAAAAGAATCTTGTAAAAGACTCGTTCCCACAGAAAATGGCACAGTTAATGGCCACAGTGTCTCCGCAGCTATGCGGGAGAAAAATTTATCTGCATCAGAGGGGTGTTCAGCCCCTCCCAAAAATACATTATAAGAGTCGTCCACATAATCGCGGTACGACTTAAAGCCCTTTATTGCTTGCTTTCCTAACTTAAAAGGATCATCAAACCACAGTTTACTCATTTAAAATTTTATTGGGCGATCATACTTTAAACCGGTACCCTTCCAATTTTAGAGCCTCTTCAACGGCGTCACTAAAAGTGAAACCGCCTTCAAGACCGTGGTACAAAGCTACAATTTCCATATCACTTTTATAAACAGCTGAAACCTCCTCGAAGGTCAAGAAGTCCAGGGGATCATCAGGATCACACTCACTTCTCAACTCAACAATATACTCACGCATCAAATACAAAATATAATCATCGATCATAACTCGACAACTCTCATTGTAAAAAGATTCAATGCGCAATGCACTAGCCCTAAGTAACGACCATTTAGCATTAGAACATTTAGTATTAAAAGCCAAAGAAGCCATCACCTTAGAGGTTTCAGGATACGGAACAACAGTTCGCACTCCAGTTTTCCATGGATGATTAATCTCAAGAAAACCGGAACTCATAAACCAACAATCAATAAGTTTACGAGCCTGCCAGTTATCAGATTTAGTAGTAATTCCTATTTCCGTCCAAATAGCAGCAACAGTACGTCCATTAAAGAACCCATGAGCCAAATTGGAAACAGTCCAAGTATTATCATCACCGCAAAAAACGGCTTCGACATTAGCATGGAAATGACGGTAGGAACACAACTCAGCAGGTGCGAGTTTAATCCACGCATACGCCAAAAGATCATACAATGTAAGAACATTATCCAAAATAGTGTTATACGAACCAGAAGGATTACCGCGATACTTACGCACCACATCACCATCTGGCAATACAACATAACTATGAATAATTTCCCAATAAATATTAACAATCTTATTGCGTTGACGTTCTGAACAATGTCGTAGAAATGCAATACGCTTGCGCGCATCAGACTCCAAAAAGAACGCCATAAGAGAGCAATCATAATCTTCTTCGTCAAGCTCATAAGCATTAGGGTGTTTATTAAGCCGAAAATACAAATCATTCCAGCCACCCGCATACTTCGAAGCACCAACAAAGGACCACGTTTCTCCCCTACTCGCGGCAG